ACCCTATACCCGATGTGACCGAGCCGGGTGGGCTGAGCTCATCCAGCGAGTCCCCGAGAGTGCCGATGGGTTTGCCGGTGTGGGTGGGAGCGTAGCTGGCCCACGCCAACCTCAAGCCGTGCGTTGAAGGCAAATGCAGCTACAAGCCGGAACCGGGGGCGTTGAACGAACGGGCGGGGGCGAGCACGGCCGCCCCCCAGCATTTCAGACGAAAGGGAGACCAGTGGAAGACGACCAGAAGCGGCTGGACAAGGCGATCGAGAAGGTCCGCGAGTGGGCCAAGAGGGAGCCGAACTGCGAGATCAGGCTGCATGTGATCGTCGAGCAGGGGCGAATCACCCATGTGAGCAAGGAGATGCGCACCCCCGGCGGGGGGGTTGGCTCGGTGGAAGCGGAGATGGAAGACGAGGAGTGATCCGCAGGGGATCCGCAGATGGCGAAGAAACCGAAGAAGCCGGCCAAGCGCAAGCCAGGCGGTCAGAGGCCCTCTGAGCGGCCCCTGCCGCCCGAGGCGCTCCTGGAGGTGAGCGAGCTCTGGCTCAAGGGGTGGCCGATCACGCGGATCGCTGAGCGGTTCGGCGTCCACCACTCGACGATCCAGCACCACCTGAACAACACGATCCGGCCCCAGTGGCTCGAGCAGATGTCGGCGAACAAGTCGATCGAGCTGGCCAAGATCAGTTTGGTCGAGCGGACCGCCTGGGAGCGGTTCGAAGCGGCCGAGCCTGGCGAGGTCAGAGAGGTGATCGAGAAGGGTCTCTTGGAGGGCGGCAGCAGGCCTCGCATCGTCAAGGAGGCCGTGGCCAAGGTGACCAGGACCGGGGCCGCGGCCTGGCTGCAGATCGTCCAGTGGTGCGTCGAGCAGCGTCTGCGGATCCACGGGCTCTACGCGCCGAGTCGGCACTACCTGCAGACCGAGAGCGAGCTCAGGGTCGCCGGCCGGAGCCCGAGCGAGGTCGACGCGATGATGGTCGAGCGGCTGATGGCCCAGGTGGTCGAGAGGCAGAAGCAGAGCGAGGCGCTCAAGCGAGGCCGGGGGCTGAACTGAGCCTGCTGTAAAACCGTCCGTAAAACTCGCCTCTAAACCAGGGGCCTGAAGCGACTTGGGGTTTTACAGACTGCGGGCGAGGGTTTGAGGCGACGAATGAGTGCGACGATCCCTCCTGACCTGCACGAGGAGGCCGCGGCGGTCCTGGCGACCGATCCCACGCTGGCCGCGTGGCTCGAGGCCAGGGAGAGCTGCTGGGCCACCTTCGTGCCCCGAGAGGACCGGCCCGAGGATTTCGACGAGCAGGCCGGCTTCTGCTACGGCCAAGACCCCGTCTCCTTCCTCATTGGGGGAAACGCCTCAGGGACCACCGAGGCCGCCGCATACAAGACGGCGGATTTCGTGCTCCGCCGGCAGCCGCCGCCCCGCGAGAACACGCCCTTCTGGGTCATCTCGGACACCTACGACCAGGTGATGGGGACCTGTTGGTCCGAGAAGCTCTGGGGCCACCGGCACATCCCCGAGTGCGAGATCGACTGGGACGGGATCCGCTGGTACGACTCGAAGCAGGGCTTTCCGTTCGTCGTGCCCTTGAAGCCATGGCCAGGCCGGCCCGGCAAGAACTGGTCACTGCACTTCAAGTCATACAAGCAGGGCCGCCGCAGCATGCAGGCCCGCTCGATCGGCGGCTTCTGGTTCAGTGAGCAGTTCCCCCTCTCGATCTTCCTCGAAGTGCTCCGGGGCTGCCGCGACACGATGTTCCACGGCGGACAGTTTTCCGAGTTCACGCCGATCGACCCGGAGCTCTGCATCTGGATCGAGAAGGTCATGGACGATCCGCCGGAGGGGTGGCGGTTCTACCGCGCCAACACGGCGTGCAACAAGGCCAACCTGGCCGACGGCTGGTACGAGCAGTTCTTCGCCACGGTGCCCGACGAGCTGCTCCAGACCCGCATGACCGGGGCTTTGGCCACGTTCGCGGGGTGCATCTACCCCTCGTTCAACCAGGCCGTCCACGTCGACGCGGAGCCGATCACGTTCCCGCCGGGCGTCGAGCACATGCGGGCGATCGACTGGGGGGCATCGGAGGAGCACCCGCAGACGTGCGTCTGGGGCTACACCGACGCGATCGGCGAGTGGCACATCTACGACGAGTACTGGTCGGCGGACCAGACCCGGATCACGATCGACCACGCCGTCGAGATCATGGCCCGGTCGCTCCTGTGGGGCTGGCCGCCGCCCCTGCACGTCTGGCAATCCGATGACCCGATCCTCCGCCGGTTCTGCGAGCTCGTGCGAGAGAGGCTCACGGAGCTTGACAACACGACCCTCGGACGAGTCGAGTGGCTCGACCGCTACTTGCGTGAGCCAGGCAGCAACCACACGCTGCGGCCGGAGGATACCTTCGGCTACACCTTCGGCGACCCGTCGAGGCCGGGGGAGATGCAGAGCTTCACACGCTACGGGATCCAGATGGCCCCGGCGTCGAACGACGTCTACGACGGCATCAACACGGTCCGCAGCCTCTTGAAGATCCACCCCTACACGGGCAGGCCGCGGATCTACATCCATCCCAGGTGCGTTCACCTGATCGAGGAGTTCCGCAAGTACCGGTGGAAGAAAGGCCGCGAGCCGCACGACGGCGGCGTCCTCAACCCGCAGGTGGCACGACCGGAGCCACTGAAGCGAGCCGACGACACGGTCGACGCGCTCCGCTACCTCGTCTACTCGCCGACCCGGCAGCGGGGCGAATCACCCAAGTCGGTCGACCACCGGGCGCAGATCGGCAAGGACCGGCAGGGCATCCAGCTCGACCGCGGTCGCGGCGGCTGGCAGCGCCCCGCGAAGTGACGACCCACGAAAGGAGGCACAGGCTGTATGGGAGTCCCCATCCCAATCGACGTCGAGGAGCAGATCAAGGCCCTGTTGGCCCAGGGTGTGCCGCTCAGGGAGATCGCCAGGCAGGGGATCTGCCATCGAAAGACCGCGGCCAGGGTCCGCGATCGTGAGGTAAAGCGGCCGCTGCCGCCCGAGCCGGAGGATCCCGAGGACGAGGGCGGTCCGGTCGAGGTCGACCAGTACCAGTGCCGAGGGTGCTCACGGGCGGCCGACCGCGCGGTGTGGGTCACCTTGGCCCCCTGCCCCGCGTGCGACGCCAGGGCCGCCGGAGGGATCCTGCAGAGGGACAAGGTGGCATGAGCATCATGAGCATCAGCAAGATCGTGGCAGTGGTGCAGCCCGGCACTCCACTAGATGTGGCTCAGAGCGAAGCGGTCCGGTTGTGTGCCGAGCACGAGACAGACGTGGAGTTTGAGTTCAACGGCGACGAATGGGGCGTTCACTGGCGCGACTTGCGTGACTGCGCACGCAAGCGCTCAGCCTGAGGTGGGCCATCACAACCCGGGCCCCGACGACGACCGTGCTACAATCCGGCTCGAACCTGAACGCCCGTCCACGGTCGCCCCATGCCCTGGTATTCCCCCCTATTCCGCACCGCAGGCGCGGCAGTGCTCGACGCTGCCCGCCGAGAGTTCGCGCACACCACGACGGGCAAGCTCTTCGGCGAGGTCGACTTCGCGCTGCGGGGGCAAAGCACCAGGTCCGGCGGCATGGGCAGGGCGCTGAGGCGGTTCGGCCGGTTCGGCGTCCGCGACGCGATCCGCGAGCTCGGGGGCACCGAGTTCAGCACCTTCGCGAGGGAGATCGAGCGGTATAGCCGCGAGAGCGGCGAGATGAAGCAGCTGTTGAATCGCTTCCTCGCCGAGCTGGGCCCGGCAGGCCGGATGATCAAGGCCCTGGTCGGCAACCAGGGCCGGGGCGAGGTCGACCAGCTGATCGGTATCCTCCAGGCCTTCGGCTACGAGGTGCTGCCCCCGAAGCACGCCCGGCGCAAGGGCGAGGCCGTGACCGAGCGCGGCAGGGCAGCCGCCCAGGAGCTCCTCGAGGAGATGGGGGCCAAGGTCAGCTGGGAGGGCGAGCCGGGGCAGAAGGCGGATCCCCGCGGGGGCCGGCGCCTGCCCTTCGACATCTCGCCCTTCAACGACGAGGGCCAGTTCCGCCAGCAGGTGCCCTTGCCCATGGCCGACGGGCCGGCTCAGCGGTTCGGGCGCGATCACCCGATCGTCACCGGCGAGATGGTCAGGGCCACGAGCTCGAACGTCCACAGCTTCGGCTACGACATCGAGTCGACGTACCTCTACGTTCGCTTCTTGGGCTACATCAAGGGCCAGAAGGGGCTCGACGGGCGAGCTGCTCGAGGGGGGCCTGGATCGCTCTACCGGTACAGGAACGTCACGCCGGAAGAGTTCCTGTCGATCCTGGCCGCCAACTCCAAGGGCGACTGGATCTGGGACCACCTCCGGATCCGGGGGACCTGGTCCGGCCATCAGAAGGACTACGAGCTCGTGGGCGTGATGGGCGACTACGTCCCACGCAAAGCCACCGTGCGGCAAGACCCGCAGTCGGGTCGGCTCCAGGAGTACTTCATCCAGCGCCGCGTGCGGACCGTGGGCGGCGACTGGATGACGAGCATCATGCCCAGCGAGGCGGCCGGCGAGCTGCCCTGGGGCGAGATCGATCGAGGCAGACCGGACCGCGGCACGCCGGACCGCGGCGAACCAGATCGAGGATTTTGACCGTGACACTAGCAGACGAACTGACGACCGATCCCGAGGGCCGCGGCTACGCCGACGACGGCGCCGAGGACGTGCTCGCGGACCTCCGCGTGCTCCGCTATCCGGGCGAGGCCCGCGTGACCGTGTTGACCGTCGCGGCCGAGCTCGGCCGGGCGGTGGCCCGACGCCTGGCGTCGTCCATGCAAGCCGCGGCCGCCGTCGACCCCCTGATGGTCGAGATGCTGGCCGTCGTGCGATCCGCGACCGGGATCGACGTGGGCCACCCCGAGACCCGCGCGGCGCTCGACGAGATGGCCGCCTCGCCCGACCTCGACCTCACCACCGACGACGCGGCTGCGATCAAGGCCCTGGCCGACAACCAGCGGAGCCGGCTCGACGTGCTCGGGCTCGACGTGCCGAGGCTGCGCGAGATCCGAGCCATTTTGGAGACCCTCTAATGGCCAACACCGGACACGACTGGGGCGCCTGGGGCTACGTCCAAAAGTCGTCGAGCGACTGGAACGACGACGCCCTGGCCGATGCCGCGACCGAAACGTCCGACGCGATCGACCTGGACGGCAAGTCCGCCTGCGAGATCGGCGTCAAGCTCGTCGAGGACAACACGGGCGCGATCGACGGCGTGGCGACGATCTACGTCCTCGGTGCAACGGGCGACGACGGCGGCGGGTCGGAGGAGTGGGAGGAAACCACGGTAGGCAGCCCATGGTCGTTCACCGTCACACCGGTCCAGAACGACACGGTCAAAAAGCGGTTCAGTGTGGACCCGGGCCACTACGGCAAGTGCAAGGTCGCCGTGTTCAACGACGGCGGCCAAGAGCTCGCCGTCACCGTCGAATATCGCACCGCCGACGTGCCGCTGGCCAGCTAGAAACTAGACCATGCCCCACCTCGCACCTCCAATCTGGGCGCCTGGCATCAACCTGGGCCATCCGTTGGCGCAAGGGCTGGCGCTCGCGCTGCCTATGTGGGAAGGGGACGGGACGACAGCGTCGGACTATTCGGCCAACGGCAACCACGGCACACTCACTAATATGGATGCAGGCGATTTTGTCGCTTGGGACCAGGGATTCGCACTCGACTTCGATGGCTCGAATGATCGCGTCACGGTCAGTTACAGCAAGTCGATTGATTTGACCGCGAGCTTTTCCATGTCGTGCTGGATTCGCCCAACTAGCGTTACCGGCGTCCGTGGTGTGCTCTCCAAATACGGCTCGGACGTAGCGTTGTTCGAGGCGTACCGGCTGGCTCTCAACGGTGCCAAGCTGCGGCTCCAGATTGGCGACGGCGCCTCGACACAAATGACCTACGACAGTACGGCGTCGGTCGTCTCGATCAATACATGGCAGCAGATCGGGGTTGTCCACAACGCGGTTGCGAATACAAACACGCTGTACCACAACGGCGTGGCCGCTGCCGGGGGCTACATTTCTGGCAGCGGTGCTGTTGATGCGGCGTCTGTGATGCAAGCGTTTCGGGTCGGCGGAACGCCTGCGGCATCGCAGTTTTTTGTTGGCCGGATTGCGAACGTACTGGTCCACAATAGGGCATTGTCTGCCGCCGAGGTGGCCGCCGACTACGCCGACCCTTGGGCGATCTATCGTCCGCCCGTGCGGTTGCCGCTCTGGGTTGCGGCGACCAGCGCTGGGGCAGGCGCGGTCAGCGGGGCATTGTCCGAAGGCGCCAAGGCCGGCGACACGGTCCAGGTCGAGGCCGACCTGCTTGCCGCGGTGACCGAAGGTGCGGACGCCGGCGACGCGTGGGCGGTTGCCCTATCGGGTTTGTCGGCGGTGACCGACGGGGCGAAGGCCGGGGATGCTCTGGCGGGCGTCCTCTCGGCCCTGGCGAGCATCAGCGAGGGCAGTCTTGCCGGCGACGAGCTCACGGCGATCGTCGGGGCCCTGGCAGTCGTCTCCGAGGGCGCTGAGGCGGGCGACCAGGTCAGCGCCCTGGCCACACTCCTGGCAGCTGTGAGCGAGGGTGCGAAGGCCGGCGATGCGCTCTCAGTGATCGGGTCCTTCCTGGCTGCAGCGACCGAAGGCGCGCTGGCCGGCGACGCCTACTCGGCCACGATCGTCTCGGGCCTGATCGCCGCGGCGATCTCCGAAGGCACCGACGCCGGCGACACGTTCGCGAACAACCTCACCGCGCTGGCCCTCTACAGCGAACGCATCCTGGCCGGCGACACGGCCACGGCCATCCTGTCGGCCCGCGCGACCCTGACCGAAGGGGTCTTGGCCGGCGATACCTACACCGCAGTCGTTGCCGGCCTGGCCACGGCCGTGGCGCGCCTGGCGCTCACCGGCACGGACACGTCCCGCTTGGCCCTCTGGGGCACCAGCGCCACGCGCCTGGGCCTGGTGGGCACTGACTCCAGCAACCTCACACTGAGAGGATCCCGATGATGCTCGACACTTTACGCAGCATGCTTCCGCGCTGGCGACGGCGCGACCCGGTCCACGAGGGCGCCCGCGTCAAAGGCGTGTGGGAGATCGAATGCCGCGGGCCGGACGGCCGACTCAAGTGGCGCGAGAGGATCGACAACCTGGTGGTCAACGAGGGGCTCGACGAGCTACTCAACGCCACGCTGGCCGGCCAGGGGGACACGACCACCTGGTACGTTGGCCTCCTGGCGTCGTCACCCTCGCCGGCGGCCGGCTGGACCAAGACGGAAGTCGGCGGCGCAGACTTCGTCGCCTACACCGAGGCCACGCTCCAAACCTGGACGCCCAACGGGGCAGCCTCGGGGCAGTCGGTCACCAACTCCTCAAGCAAGGCGCAGTTCTCCATCAACGCCGACTCGCAGACGATTGGCGGCGCCTACCTCGCCAGCGCCAACACCAAGGCCGTTGAGGGCGGCGCTGCCAAGATCTACTCGGCGGGCGCCTTCGCCGGCGGCGACAAGTCCGCCGACTCGGGCGACACGCTCTCGGTCACCGCCACGTTTACAACGGCCGACGACGGCGTCTAGGTCGTCATCACCACGCAAACGCCACCAAACCAGAGGACTGGAATCCATGGCAACCTTCAAGCTACTCGACACGATCGAGCTCTCGACCATCGTCACCGCCCCCGACGAGCTCCAGGCCCTGGCCAAGCTCTCGCCGGCCGCGGGCATCGAGGTCCTGCAAGTCGGCTACGCCGACCCGGCCGACAAGAAGAGCCCGGTGGTGCGGGCCCAGATCCGCCGCCGCCTTTGCAAGGGGGCAAAGGCCCCAGACACCCTGCTGCCGTCGGAGCTCGCCAAGCTCAACAAGCTGGGGCTCCTGAAAGAGGTCGAGGAAACCAAGGACGAGGAGTAGCCCACCGTGCCCCCTCAACGCCAGGTGCGACACGTCGGCGACACCGAAGTGGCGATCGCCGCGACGCTACAGCGCCCCGATGGGACGGCCGTCAACCTCACCGGGTTGACGGTCAAGTTCCGCATGGTCGCCGTCGACGGCACCACCAAGGTGGCCGAGACGGCCTCCAACGTGACGGTCACCGACGAGGCCTCGGGCCAAGTGCAGTACAACCCCCAGGCCGCGGACGTGGACACGGCCGGCGTCTACCACGCGTACTTTGTTGTGATCGACGGCAGCAGCAATCGCGACACGTTCCCGGTCAAAAACGGCGACCTGGTGATCATCATCACCGACGACGTGTAATCACCCCACAAGGCCAAGAGCCATGATCACGAAGACCGACCAGCTCCCCGCGCGCGGCCTCATGCCGCCGGACGATGCCAGCCTCCGCCGCAGCGGCGACCCGGGCGACGAGGATCCGTTCCTGAAGATCGACGGCATGCCGCCCAACGCCGGCGAGCAGGTCCTGCCCCACGTCGTGACGTTCCAGGGGCTCATGCGCAACGTCGCGCGGACCTACTACGTCTCGGACGAGGCGATGCGGCACTCGTGGGACAATGCGCGGTTCATGAGAAATGACCCGGGCATCATGGAGTGCCTGGAGCAGCGCCAGCGGTCGACCGCGCTGTTGGACTGGCACCTCGAGGCCGACGACAACAAGGACAAGCACCAGAAGTTCGTCGTCGACAAGCTGACCGAGATCCTCTACAGGATCCCCAATTTCCTGAAGTACCGCGAGTGCCTCTTGCACGCGCTCTGGTACGGCAAGTACGGGGTCTCGCACCGGTTCCGCAACGCGCGCGTCAACGGGCAGAACCGCGTGATCATCGACAGGTGGATGCCCGTCAACGGCGACAAGCTCGTCTTCCGCTACGACGACGGGTCGGGCCAGCAGACGTTCCAGGAGGACCAGGTCGGGATCCGCGTGGGGGCCGGCTACACCCAGGGCGGCACCGTCGCGCGACGCTGGGCCGTGGAGCGGGTCAACAAGGTCGCGGCCACCGATCACGGCCTGGCCTACTTCCTTGAGCACTGGGAGCGGCCACTGCTCGCGATCCACAAGCACATGATCGAAGACGCGGAGTGGGAGGCGCCCGAGCGGGCCGGAGCGATCCACGGCGTGGGCATCAGGTCTCGGCTGTACTGGAGCTGGTTCCAGAAGCAAGAGACCTTGGCCTGGTTGATGGAGTACCTCGAGCGCTCCGCCTTCGGCATGGAGATCTGGAGCTACCCGGCCGGCAACCCGACGGCCTACGAGGCGACGCGCACGGCGGCCGAGGAGCGGATCGGGCTCGGGCGGAACATCGTGCTCGTGCCGCGGCACCCTGACAGCGACATCCTCTCCAGCGACGTCAAGCGGATCGAGCCCGGGATGGCCGGCGCCGACGTCCTCGATCGAATCATCCGCGAGTACTTCGGGCATCAAATCAAGCGGTACATCCTCGGCCAGATCCTCACAAGCGAGGCGGCCAGCACGGGGCTCGGCTCCGGCGTGGCGAGCATCCACCTGGACACCTACCTGCAGATCATCCGCTACGACTCGATCAACCTGGCCGAGACGATCACCACCGACCTGGTGCAGCCGCTGATCGACTACAACTGGCCCCACTACAAAGATCTGCCGATCAAGTTCGTGATCGAGACCGAGGCTCCCGACGTCGAGGGGAAGCTCTCCGGCTGGAAGCAGGCCTACGAGATGGGCCTCCAGCTCAAGAGCCAGGACGTCTACGACCTGATCGGCGCGACCGTGCCGCAAGAGGGCGAGGACAAGCTGACCAACCCGCAGCACATGCAGGCGGACATGCAGCAGCAGCAGATGGCCCAGGCCCAGCAGCAGCAGACCGCCCAGGTCCAGGGGTGGACGCCCCAGTCGGGCCCGCCGCAGACCCTCGGCCAGCTCGGCCAGGCGGCCGACCAGTACCAGCAGCAGGGCCTGGGACGGTCCGAGGCGATCGAGAGGGTGCGAGAGCTGATCAGGCAGGCGCGGGCCCAGCAGCAGCCCCAGGAGGACGTGTCCGCAGAGCACTACTGGCGATCGCCTGCAGGCCGTGAGCGCTACGCCATGCCCGGCGGCGGAGTGTACGACGACTCGCAGCACCCGCGGAGCCCCAAGCCGTCGGGGATCAGCCTGGGCGGCAAGTTCTACCCGCCGGGCGAATGGATCCCCAACTCGGCCCTGGCCCAGGCCTCGCCGGCCGAGCTGGCCATGCTGGGCCCAGGAGCCCAGCAGGCGGCCGCCAAGGCCCGCGAGGATCCCGACGCTCAGAAGCAGCAGGGCGACCAGGAAGGCCCTCAGGGGCAGCCACAGGCCCCAGGGCTCGCCGAGGGGCTCCAGCAGCTCCCTGCGCTCGCTGAAGTGCCCGTCAGTGTGGATGAGCAGGGCGAGATCCGCGTGGGCCTCGGGGGCAAGGAGATCGGTGTGCAGGTCGAGCACTACGCCAAGCCCTGGAAGGAGGAAGAGCACCCGCGGGACCACGGGAAGTTCGCACCCAAGGCCGGCGCCCAGGGCGAAGCGACCCCGGCCAAGCCTGGGCAAGGCGTCTACGTCGAGCCCGGCAAGCGGGCCCATCCGCCCGAGGGCAAGCTCTCGATCTTCCACGAGCTGAACCCCTACTTCGACTACAAGTCCGGCAAGCTCATCCGTCAGGCCCTCGAGCGCCAGGGGTACAGCCCCGAGGAGATCGAGGCCAAGCAGGAGCTGGCCGACAAGTACAACGCGGGCGAAAGGTGGATCGACGCGCCCGGAAGCGAGGCGGCCAAGGCCGACGCCTGGACGCCCGAGGAGGAGAAGCTCTACCAACAGTACGTCGACGAGATGCTCGTCTGGAAGGTGGATCCACTCACACTCACCCGCGAGCAGTGGCTGGCCAAGCACCGCAGTGCAGGTCAACGCCGAGCCCCGGCCGTGGAGACGGTGACCCTTGGTGGCCGCGACTACGACGTGAAAGAGGACGGTAATACCTGGTTCTTCCGGCTCAAGGGGCATCCTGAAGCCGGCTGGACCCACGCCAGCCCGGAGACGACGACCGTGATCCAACAGCAACTTCAACAGCCCCCCAACCCACAGCCCACCCCCTCGGTCAAGCGCGTGCGGATTCGCGATCGGGAGTACCGCGTGAAGCACGACAAGGGCGCCTGGTTCTTCCAGCTCGAGGGTCACGAGGAGGCCGGCTGGACCCACGCCAGCCCGGAGACGGCAGCCGTCATCCAGCAGCAACTGAAGGGCACTGAATGACCCGGCACCGACGACCACCCACGCGCGCCGACGAGAACCGCTCGAGGATGCAGTCGATCCTCGAGGACCTCGGCCGCGCGATGGCCCAGCACCAGACCGACCCCGACTTCACCGGCAACATCACCTTGACGATCCCGTCGAAAGCCGGCTGTATCGGCTCCCCCATCTTCGAGGTCAAGCGGTTCGGCCGGCCGCCGGACTGACCAGGTGGGCCATCACCCGTTTGACTGACTTTGCGAGTTGGGCTTATACTCCCAGCTGCTGCGACCCCGGTCACTGGACACCCCAGGCCGGCAGCCGCCTCTCAACCAGGGCGCGGCTGCCGGCCTTTTTTTGTGAGAGCTGCATGATGCGTCTCCCAGCGATCCTGGCGTGCCTGGCGTGTCTCGCCTGCCTCGGTTGCGAGATCCGCTCCAGCGATCCCTGCGACCCCTGTGACGGTTGCCCCGTGGCGGTCGTGACCGCCGCGAACCTGCCCCCGCTGGATCTCGAGGTCGATCAGCGGGAGCCGAACTACGGCAGCGGATCCTGCATGCACGCGAGCCTGATCACCTGCTTCCGGTGGCAGGGGCTTCACACCATGGCCGACTGGTGGCGCGACAACCAGTCCGGCGCCTGCAGCGTCCCGGGCCTCGCGCAGATCGCCGAGTCCCGCTGGCCCGAGCTCCGCTACGCTTACACCCGATCGGGCGACACCGCTTTTCTCGAGTGGTGCTCTCGAACTAGACGCGGCGCCGCGATCCACTATTTTCGCGGGCATGCGGTGACGTTCGCCGGGTTCACCCCCGACGGCCGGGCGGCATTGATCGACAACAACCGCGTCGAGCGGTTCGTGTACGTTCCCAAAGCCGAGTTCCTTGCGAAGTGGCGGGGCTACGGCGGCTACGCCTTCACGCCCGTCTACAGCCCGTCCCCACCGCGCCCTCACAGGTAAGGAGTTTGTGTCATGAAGCCCTTGAGTACTGCGATCCTGGTGGCCGCTGTTGTCGGCCTAGGACTGTTTGTCGCCCGCGACCACATGCCCGAGATGACGCCGGCGCCGCCCGTCGCCACCGACGAGGTCAACCAGCGCGTGGTCGAGCTGCCCGAGGACGGCGGAGCCTACCACACAACGCTGTTGGTCCACGACGACTGGCGGAGCCGTGCGCAGGACCGCGAGCTGGTCGCCTGGTTCGACGCCGACCCGCGCCTGGCCTCGCTCAAGGCCCAGACCCACTGGCACGTCTACCCGGAGAGTAATCCGACCCACCGGGAGCGGTTCGCCGGCCACGCCGTGCTGCCTGCAGTCTTCGTCCAAAAAGCCAACGGCACCGTCGTGCTTGCCGAGCACGCCCATGAGCTCAAGGATGCCAAGACGCTGGGAGACCAGGTCGGCTTCCTGTTCCGCCGGCAGTCTAGATTCTTCGACCGCTGCCCGCGGCCGGACCCGGACCCGAGCCCGAACCTCGTCCCAGTTCCTGATGATCGGCCGATCATCGACGTCGACGTCCATCCCGTGATCGACACCCCGCCGGCCGAGCCCGATTCCGACATGCTGTTCTGGATCTTGTTGGCGGCCGCGGTGATCGTGGCCTTCGTCGTGACGCTGGCCCTCGAGTTCAAGCGCGACGCCAACGCCTCCGCCTAGCCCATCCACCACCATTCCACGCGAGGTGACCACAAATGTCGATTACACTCGAACAAGCCCTGATCTTCGCCCTGGCCGTGGTCGCGGCCATTGCCCTGGCGAAGTACGTCTTCAAGAAGGACGAGCAAGAGGAGGATCGCCGGCTGAAGCTGGCCGAGGTGGCCGACTGGTGCAAGGAAATGAAGCTGCCCAGGCTCTCGGAGATCTTCAACCGCTTTGCCGTCGGGGACGGCTCCGGGGCGGCCCGAGCCATCCGCTCCCTGGTGGACCTGCTCACCGAGGGGAGTGATGCCGAGCGCCTGAAAGCGATGGAGCCCGCTTTCTGGCACCAGCTGACGCTCCGGCTCCAGGACGAGGAGCAGCGCGTCAAGATCGTCAAGGTCGTGGACGACGCCAAGGCCTCGGCCGCTGCACGCAAACAGCGCGAGTTCGCCGAGGTGGCCCGCGATCCGGAAATCCCCACCCCGGCCGTCCAGGCCACTCCGGCCAAGGCGCCCGCCTAGCGCGCGGCAAGCCGTGTGAGCAGTAACCGCGAGAGGACCGGAGGCAGGGGCAGCATGAGTGACGCAACTGTGCAGATCGTCGTGGCCATCGTCTCAATCGTCCTCACGGGCCTCGGCACGACCGCGCTGACGTGGTGGCAGGCCCGCCGCGAGCGTGACCGCGATGACCGGGAGATGGGCGAGCGATTGACCGCCCTCGAGGTGCGACTGGCCAATGGGATCTCCACGACCGTCACCGAGATCAAGCACGACGTCAAGGAGGTATTCCGGCGGATCGGCCAGCTCCACTGCGGCCGAAACGAGGCCCGGATCGATGAGATCGAGCGCCGGACCCACGGACTCTGACGGAGCCGACCAGTGTCTGGAGGTGATCACCCTACGACCGGATTGTCCGAGGCTGAGCGCGAGTGCCTCGAGGCCCTGGCCCGGGTGTACCTGCACCTCAACTCGGCCGACGCCGACCTCGAGCCGGCCGACCGCGAGGAGATGAGCCGCTGCGTGAGGTGTTTGCAGGACAGGGTCCTGGCCCAGCCGACCAAGCGGCGGCTGCGTGGGCCATCACCCATTTGACAAGAAATCGCGTCGTGGCGTACATTGTCACAACAACGCGGCCCCATTAGTGCCGCAGCATATTTCCGGGTAACTCGACACACGAGGCCCGTCAGATTCCCAACCGGGAGTCTGGCGGGCCTTTTTTTGTTTCTTGGTTTGCCATGGCTACTGCCGAACTCGACACCACGCCCGTCGTCGAACAGCCGATCCGATCGGACGCGTCGATTCCCCGGGCGAACATCCTGCCGGCTCGGCGCGACTTCCCCGAGGACGACTGGCTCACGATCGCCGACGTGCCGGTCTTCGCCGAGCACGAGACGGAGACCACGAAGGGCCGCGAGCTCAAGTTCGACGTCCAGCGCCTGAAGCTCCTGGCCGCCAACTGCAACCGCAGGATCTCCGAGACGGGCGACTACGCCGGCGTGATCGTCGGCCACACCCCGGACCCCGGCCAGGGCCACCACAACTCTCCCATGCCCCTGGTCGGCCTCGCCGGGCCCTTTCGGGTCGGGCTGATCAGCCAGCCGGGCCAGAAACCCAGGTGGGCGGTCCTGGCCGATTTCCACCTCCACCGCGACAAGGCCGACGTGATCCGCGACTTCCCCCGCCGCAGCGCCGAGCTCTGGGTGGAAGAAGAGTACGAGGACATGTACCTCGATCCGATCGCCTTGCTCGGCGCCGAGGCCCCGCGGCTCGACATGGGGCTTCTCTACTCGGCCCGCCGCCGCGACGGCGTGGAGGTGGAGAAGTACTCCGTATGCGCCCCATCCGCCACCAGCGTGTTCGTGCCGAGCGACGGCGACGACCGCGAGGACTATTCCGCCGAGTCGGCCGCTGCCGACCCGCCTGACAACCCCAACCCTGAGAACGAGAGGCCAGCCATGGCACTGTCCCCTGAGGAACTGCAGCAAATCACCGAGGCCATCAGCCAGCAGCCGTGGGCGATCTGGGCCCAGGAGCAGATGGCAGCCTCCGATGAGCCCGACGTCCCCGACGAGCCGGTCGAAGAGCCCCCGGTCGACGAGCCGCCCGTGGATGGCCCGCTCGACGAGCCGGCCGCGCCCCCGGTCGACGAGCCGGCCGTGCCCGACACCCCGGCGCCGCCCGTGCCCGAGGACGAGGAGGTGCTGCCGGTGAAGTACTCGCGACTGCACGGCCAGGTCGCCGAGCTCCGGAACGAGCTCAAGACGGTCCGCGGCCAGCTCCACGTCGAGCAGGGCAAGCGCATCAACACCGAGCGGTACGCCGCCCTGGCCGAACGCCGGCGGACTCACCTGTTCGATCTGGACGCGGAGTTCGAGCGCGTCAAGTACGGGCGCGTGTCCGACGAGCAGTTCGCGGCACACCTGGAGGTGATCGACGCGAATTACCGCGAGATCCCGCTCGACATGATAGTTCCCACATTCGACGACGCCGCGGCCATGAGCCGGGCCCGTCCCGGCGCCGCCGCCAACCGCGAGCGGTACTCGAAGGAGGCCTCCGACAAAGCCATGCGGATCTGCAAGGCCAAGCTCAAGGCCGGCGAGAGGGTCAGCTACGAGGAGGTCCTCGAGCAGGTCGTCTCCGGCGAGGAGTAATCACCCCACCCTCACCCCCGGCGATTCTTTCCCGAAGTCAGCCATTAACACGAGGTCAAACCCATGCCCGCTACTCCCCCAAGACTGGTCGCCGGTGGGAACGTATACCCCGCCCGATTTCTGAAGATGTCGACGGTTGCCGACGATCGCTGCCTCCAGGCCGACGCCAACGCGCAGCTGATTGGCATCAGCTACCCCGAGGGCAAGTACTCCCCGCTCTCGGACCTGGTCACCACCAACTACCACGCCGTGGCCGGCGACTCGGTCGGCCTCTACGGCGACGGCGAGCAGTGCTTGCTCGAGCTCGGCGGCACCGTCACCCGGGGCGGCCGCATCAAGGCCGACGCCGACGGCAAGGGCGTGGCCGTGGCCACCACCGGCACCACGCTCCAGCAGTATGGGGCGATCGCACTCGAGAGCGGCGTGTCCGGAGACAAGATCCGGGTCTACGTCCTGCTCGGCTCCGAGCGACCCTCGACGTAAGCAACCCCCCACGGCGCCGCGGTCCTTCATGAGAACCGACTCGGCCCTCCCGCAAAAGAGGAACCCAAACCATGGCAGCGACTTTTCCCGGCCCGAGTAATGTGTTCATTCGGGACCACAACGCGTCGAACAAAATGGTCGTGGACTTCGCGCGAAACCTCGCCGATTTCCCGGTCAATAACTACGCCCAGGTGGTGCCCGTCGACAAAGTGGGCGGCTACTACCTCGAGATGACCGTCGAGGAGGCCGGCCGCATCCTGAACGCGAACCTCGACAACTTCGTCTGGTACGACGGCGAGCCCGCGCCCGAAGGTGCGGAGGGCACCGAGTCGTTTGAGTGGAAGCCGTTCGCCACCGTCCGACGCGCCTTCCCCTTCAAGATGGGTAACTTGACCGTCGAGAACGCGAGCTGGGACATCATCGCCCAGCACTCGAACATCAAGGCCCGCCAGGCCATGACCGCCCGCACCCAGCTGGCGATCACGGCCTTGACCACGCAGGCCAACTACGCGGCCGCGCACGTCAAGGACGTGACGGCCATCTCCGGCTGCACCGGCAACTGGGCCGCCAGCACCACGGCCCGCCAGGACATCAAGCGGTCCCTCATCACCGGGTGCGAGCAGATCTCCGACGCCACGCTCGATGCGGTCCAGCCCCAGGACTTCCGGCTGGTGATCAGCTCGAGCCTGGCCGGTGCGATGTCGATGTCGCAGGAGATCGTCGACCACGTCAAGGGATCGCCCCACGCCCTGGCCCAGGTCCGCGGCGAGCTCGAGGGCCGCAACACCCGCTACGGCTTGCCCGACAAGCTGTACGGCATCGACTGCTTCGTCGAGGCCACCCGTAAGGTCACCTCGAAGAAGGGCGCCACGCGGGCCGTCTCCTCGATCATGCCCACCACGAACGCCGTCTTGTGCAGCCGCGTGGGCGAGCTCGAGGGCGTGGCCGGTGCCCCGTCGTTCTCCACGGTCGTGATCTTCGCTTACGAAGAAATGACGGTCGAGAGCAAGATCGACTCCGACCACCGTCGCGTGATCGGGCGCGTGGTCGAGAACGTCGAAGCCAAGCTCGTGGCCCCGGCCTCGGGCATTTTGTTCACCGCCTGCCAGTAGTAGTCCACCGCCACCGGCGCCGGTGGTCGTCCCCGATCCGCCCGGGCAAAGGCGGCCCCCCGTGCGGTCCACCTTCCCCGCACGGGGGTGTAAATACACCTTTGTGCTGTTCGTGCCATGCCACTCGCCACGCCTGCCATCATGACGAGCTTTTACGACGAGTCGATCGTTGCGGACCTCGTCTCGGACGGCGGCGAGCAGGACCCGACCCTCTCCGACAACCCCAAGCTGCTCACGCTCTTGAGCGCGGCCGAGGGGCGCCTGGAGAGCGCTTGCACCGTGGCGGCGATCTACACGCCGACGTCCCTGGCCGCCTTGACGGGCAACAGCCTCGCCCTGCTGCAGGAGATCATCTGCGGCCTCACGATGGCCGCCCTCCTGCGCCGCCGGCCCGGCAAGTACGACGAGATCCGCGAGACCACCAAGGAGTACGAGGAGTACCTCGACCGGCTCCGCAAGGGCGAGCGGGTCTTCGGCGGGGCCACCGAGAACCGGGACGCCGGCGTGGCTGAGGTCGACGGGCCCACGGTCGCGCAGTACGAGCGGCTGAATATGATTCCGGATCGGACGCAACACTTCTACCCCGCCCGGTCGAGCCGACTGCCGGTCGGCCGGGGATAACGGAGGACTGCCATGCCTGCTGCCGTCAACGTATTTGGGCCTGCGGCGATCTCGGTCGACGTGGGCAGCGGGCTCACAGCCCTGGGGTATACACGCCAGGGGGCCGAGATCCGCGACCAGGCCTTTTGGATCGACGTGCCCGGCGACCAGTACGGCGGCGACCAGGGCCCGCCCATCGACGTCCAGTACCTTGGCGAGATCGCCAGGATCCGGCTCGAGCTGACCAAGTGGGACGAGACCGTAGCCACTAACCTTCGGGCCCGGCTGGCCGGCGACACCGAGGGCCAACCAGGCACCCCCGGCACGCTCATGTTCGGCGGCAGCAAGTGCAGTCGCCTTCTGATCAACCCGACGACGGGGCCCTGGAACTTCCCGCGGGCGTTTCTCCGCGACGTGTGGGAAATGAACAAGGGGACCAAGTACTCGACGCTTGTGCTTGAGTATGAGGCCCACAAGGACGCCAACGGGGTGCTCTACAACGCGGTCTCCACCTGATCTTGCGACCGACTGACGACCACGACGACCACTTTTGCGAGGACCACCAATGTGGGGATTATTCAAACGATGGGCCGATCGGCGCCGAGAACGACAGCGTGCCCTGTTCGTCTTCTACGACGGCACCCAGGAGCGTCGCGCGGACCCGGCCCGGGTGTGGCGAGCGCTCATCAACCACGCGGAGATGAACTTCGAGGACCACATGCCCCTGGCCGATCAGGGGCACGAGCCCGAGGTTTCGATCGTCCTCAAGGCGATCCGCGAGGTCTTCGAGGTGAGCGCCTGGGACAACCGCACCCTGACGGGCCTGACCGACTGGGAGACGCTCGACCTGATTCGTCAGTTCGACGAGTACCTCGACGAGCTAAAAAAAAGTACCGACCCGTCGCAGATGCCGTATCTGCTTTCGGTCTACGGATCCTCGACTGCCCCGGAGCCCCCAAGCGGACCTACGAGCTCCTCTGCGGGCTCCTCTTCCTCGAACGACGCGTCACCGACCGTCGAGGCTTCGCCCTCGTCCGAGCCGTCAGCGACGCCATCCTGAGCGCCACCTCGGGTGAGGTGCCGAAGCAGTACTTCGACGCCTTTGCGGATTCTCCCGAGGAGGCCCAGGCGCTGTTCAACCTCAGCCAGAACCGCGCGGCGTGGAACCGCTCGCAGCGCGCCGCTCCCGTGAGCGAAGGAGGCTGACGACGTGGCCGACTACCGCGACATCCTCCGCGCCCTCGAGGCGATGAAGCGAGAGGGCCAGGGCTCCCAGCAGGGCCCGGTGATGACCGACGTGGGCCCGGAGAACGCCAGGGCCTACACGGCGATCCTCGCCGGCAAGGAGGCCCAGAAGCAGCCTCCGGCCTCGAAGGGCTACCCGTCGATCACCCCGGCCAGACCCACGGGCGAGAGCGTCTCGATCGAGCAGGTCCCGGCCCACCTCGAGCAGCTCAGCGACAAAGAGCTCCGCGGGATGATCAACAACCTGGCCGGCGTGAAGGGCAACGCCCGGGGCGCGGAGCGGTCGCGCGATCGTGAGAAGCTCTTGCGGACCGCGGCCGAGGCCCTGGGCCTGGCCGGTGCTCCCCAGTCGCCCAAGATCTATGGGCTCACCGGGGCGAGCCAGGGGCCGGGCGAGACGTCCGGCGCCGGGCAATCCGGGGGCCCGGCAGCGCCCTCGGAGTCCGAGAGCAAGCACCAGGAGGCCCTCAAGGACAACACCGAGGCGGTCCGCCGGCTGGCCCACGCGCTGGCAGGGGGCCACCATGTGGTCGCCCCCAAGACCACGGTGGCCCAGGACGTGGCCGGACTCACCTGGGGCGAGCGCTTCGATCGCCTCAAGTCCTCGGGCAAGCTGATGAGCGAGGAGGACGTCAAGGCGGCCACGCTCAAGGACAGGGTCGGCCCGCGGGACATGGTCCAAGAGTCGGAGCGACGCGAGCAGCGCCAGCGGACCGAGCTCTTGGACAAGCTGGCCACGGCTCAGAGGATCGCCAGGCGGTTCGGCCCCCGGGCTGCCGGTGGAGCTGCCGGCGGCGCAGCGGGTGGGGCTGCCGGTGGAGCGGCCAGCGGCGCAGCGAGCCGGCTGATCGCTGCGGCACGTCATCCCATGGTGGCCGTGGGCGTGGCGGCCATCGGGGCAAGCGTGGCCCTGATGAAACTCCCGTCGGCCACGGCCCGGTTCGCCGAGCGGCTGCTCGACGCCCAGAGGCATTTGCAGATCTACTCCGCCGAGCTGATGGCCCTCTACGCCGGCATGGACTACCAGAAGCGGATCCTGGAGTCACAGACGGCCCAGGCCACCAGCGGCACGGCCGCCTGGGCCGGCAAGCAGACGATGGGCCTCCGCGAAGACACGCAATGGCTGCGCGAGCTGTGGGCCAACGCCAAAAACCTCGGCACCGGAGCCGCGGCCTGGGCGTTCCGCCTCGTCGCCACGGTCATGGCCGCCAACCCGCTCTTGCGAGCCCTCCAGGAGAGCGCGGACCGGCTCAACGACAGCCTCTCCGAGGGCCAGACCAGGCCGCCGCTGATGGGCTTCCTCCAGGACTGGGCCGACCCGAATCAGCCGCGGAACCGGCCGCCTGACGGCCCCCGCCGCAACAACCGGCCCGAGGAGTGATCATGGCGACCGAGCTCAACTACAACGGCGTCCATCTCTACAACGTGGTCACGCGCGAGTGGTCCCAGGAGGTCCGCTACGACCCCTCGAACACCGACGCGATGTACCACGTCTTCAGGATGCGCTTCGAGGGGCTCCTGCACGGCGACCTCAACGTCGACACCACCTGGGTCACCTCGGGCGCCACCGGCAACATGCCGGGCGAGTACATGGACGTCCGCAGCCTGATCCTGCAGACCCGCGGCAAGCTGATCATCTGGGTCTCGGACACCGACGGCCAGGCCAACGAAGTCTTCCGCTGCCACCCCTGCGGCGGCGACGCGGCCGGGGCCTTCGCCGTGGACCTGACCGACCCGAACCGCGACGTGGACAACGGGCCGAGGCCCAAGGCGTTCCGCATCCTCCAGGTCATCGGCGCGAAGAGCCTCCGCGTGTCCTTTGAGATCGAGTGCGCCAAGCTGGTCTGCGGCAGCGACGTCGGGCTCCAAAAGGTGCCGATCGCGCTGAACAACCGCTGGAGCGTCGACGAGGACATGGACGAAAACGGGTTCCTGACCCGCACGATCGCCGGCCAGCTCCGCCTGAGCGCCGCCGTGGCCACCAGCGGGATCGACGCCAAGTGGCTGGTGGTCCCGGGGCTGGAGTGCGGCTTCCGCCGCAACGCGATCCAGTTCTCCACCGACAAGACCGGCCTGCAGTCCGACTACCGCGTGGTCGACCGCCAGGTCCACACCTCCGCGCCCTGGCCGGCCACGAAGATGCAGGCGAGGCACGTCCAGTCGACCGGCGACGGCCTCTCGATGTCTAGCGAGGTCCACGTCGTCCTCGAGGGCCCGCCCGATGCGGACAAGCGACAGATGATCTGCCGCGCGATGCAGGTGATCGATCAGAAGCTCAACTTCTCGCAGATCGAGCTGGGCTACGGCAAGCAGTACTTCCCAGAGAAGGTGATGATCACCGATCACATCGGTGAGCAGAACCGCGTCGAGGCCTCGGTCCGGTTCCGCGAGGTCCCGGTCCCCGAGGTCGCCGGCGGCGCCATGGCCAGGCCGCACGAGTTCTACGCCAACCTCCGCGACAACATGGGCCGGCGGATGCAGACGCTGCCGGCCATGCCGGGCGAGCCCTCGCCCTACGACCCGGGCAAGAGCCGGATCCTGGCGCTCTACGGGTACACGCCGCCGACCAACGACCGCCTCGGCGGCGAGCGCAAGCCGGCGGTGACGTTGCTTCTTCAGTGCTACCTGCAGCAGCCCTGCTTCGACTTCCACGGGATCGCGCAGTTCACCGGCGGCAGCCTCGGCGACCCCGACGACGACGAGCACACCATGCGCTACGTCCCCGACGTGACCGAGGCGCCCAACGGCGTCTTGGTCTACACGCCGCACGACGACTGGTCGATCGGCGCGCGAGAGAACGTCTACACGATGGTCCGGCAGTGCAGCGATTACGCGTCGAACGAGTGCAACGTCCAGCTGCCCGTGGCCGGCGACCCCAGTGCCGGCGACGACGAGGCGCCCCAGGACACGAGCCAGGTCTTCCAGCTGGCCCTCGGCCAGTGCCATCGCACCATCGACGTCGACCTCGAGCGGGCCGGCGCGTGGCCCGAAGTGGTCCGTCCCGAGAAGACGTACACCGACAACGTCAGCCACCCGGGCAACCCGCTCAAGGGCCGGCTGCTCCGGTCCTCGGTCGAGAGCTACCCGCCCACGCTCTCGCCTGACGGCGTGACCCGGATCTACCGCGTGACGGCCCACCACGTCTACGCCATGAACCGGCCGCCGACCATGACCGAGCGGTATCAGATCGGCGTGCAGCCCCAGACCAAATTCAAGAAGACCGACGACGAGGTGGTCTTCGACACGGCCCTCGTCTTCACCAATAAGGACCTCGGACCATGACCATTGAGCTTCATGACGCTGTTGACGGCGACGGCCTCTTCGACGTGCAGGGCAAGGCCTTCGAGGCCATGGAGGCCTTGCTGACCGCGGCGCTCACCACGGTGCCCACCAAGGTCGAGGCCTTCCTCGCGCAGTTCCAGCTCCGCAGCGACTCGGACGACCTCGACGTGGCCGAGACCATGGAGCGGCTGCCGGCCGCTGTGAGCTCCTGGCAGAGCGCCACGGGCACACTCTCGGGCCAGGTCCGCATGAACCTCGAGCTCATGTTGCGCGAGCTGGTCGCCAACGACGCCTCCCAGCCGGAGGACACGATCAAGTTCGCGCTCGAGTACTTGATCTCCCAGATGGAGACCGACGGCGACTACGTCGCGGCCAACACCGTGGGCCTGGTGCTCACGCCCGGCGGCTCCAACACGGGCGACCTGGCCATCTGCTACAGCGAGCTCCGCGGCGACGGCCGCATCCAGGAAAACTGCCTGGCCGAGACGCTGGCGGTCACCGTGGCCAACGCGGCCAGCCAGCAGATCCGGCTCCGCTCGCCTCTCGGGCAGAGCGACCTCCTGGCCCACGACTGGCCCAAGGGCAGCGGCGTGGACCTCTCGCTGACGGCCACCGATCCGGCCAGCTCGCTCTTGAGCAACGGCGACTTCGAGGACGAGACGATCGACGACGTGCCCGACAACTGGATCTGCCACGTCGGCACCCCGGGCACCACGCTCAAAGTGCCGGCCGTCGAGGTTCAGACGGTCACGATCTCGGGCACGCCCACCGGCGGCAGCTACTTGATCCAGTGGGAGAACGCCGACGGCATCGTCCGGTCCACGCCGACCTTGGCCTACAACGCCACGGCGTCCACGGTCCAGGCCGGGCTTCGGCAGATCCCCGGCCTGGGGAAGGTCACCGTGTCGAGCTCGGGCATCTCGCCCGACTACACGCACACGATCACGTTCACCGGCGTCACCGGCGACCCCAACCAGCTCACCAGCGTCTCGGACCTGACCGGCGGCGCGCCGGCGATCGCCCACGCCACGGGCACGCCCGCCCACACCGGGGCCTACCGCGGCCAGTGCCTGGAGTTCGACTCCAACGGCTCGGAGCTCACCGCTCTCTACCACCCGCTCACCGTGTCGGTCGAGACGGTCTACTTCTGCCACTTGCGGGTCAAGCGCGTGGGCGCCGCGGCCGCCGGCGAGATCCGGATCGAGCTGGTCGACGAGATCGACGGGACCGTGATCACCGACGGCGAGGGCAACGCCGCCCGAAAAACCCTGACCGCCTCGGCGATCAGCGCCGCCGCCCACGACAGCGTCTGGTTCAGCTTCCGGGTGCCGCCCGGGACGAGCATGCCCGTCTACCTGCGGATCCGGATCTCGGTGGCCGTCTCGAACACGGCGTCGATCGTGTTCGACGAGGTGGCCATCGTCCAGGGGCGATCGCTCTACCCGGGCGGTCCCTACGTCGCGGTCTTCGCCGGCGCGACCCTGCCCCACCCCAACAACACCTGGACCCTGGCCGTCTCCAACAACCGCAGCGGCAGCATCCAGGAGTGGTACAACCGCATCTTCCAGATGGACGCCAAGGGCCTGCTGTTGCCCATCACCGGCGGCAACCTGATCCCGAAGAACTGGACGTAGCCCGGCCTGGGTGGGCCATCACGCACCTGGGCATCCGTTCAGGTCTGCTACAATTCGCGCTCACCTTCACGCTAGCTGGTTTTTCCTTTCCTCCTGCACAAGGAGTGTGATCCATGGCCGAGACTGTCCAGCATGGGATCGCGCAGTCGGGCACGACGGCCAACCGGCCGGCGAACGCCCCGATGGGCTTCTGTTACTACGACACGACGCTGAACAAGCCGATCTGGTACGACGAGACCAACGGCATCTGGCGGTACTCCGACGGCACTGACGCCTCGTAGGCGCCGCCGGGTCGTTCGTGAACTTTCATGGAGACGACCACCATGAAACGCTTCGCAGTGATTTTCGGGGCCCGGCCGAGTGCGGTGAAGCTGGCCCCGGTAGTCCGCGCCCTGTTCGATCGGGGCGCGGCCGTCGACGTCTGCCTCACCGGCCAGCACGGCGACATGCTCGACGTGGTCCTGGGCGACCTGGGCCTCGACGCCACCTGCTCGATCCACCGGTTCCAGCCGGCCGAGTCGAGCGGCCTCCCTGACGCCCTGGGGCACATGCTCGTGGGCGTTTCCACGTTCCTGGGGCAGAAGCCCTACGACGGGGCGATCGTCGTGGGAGACACGCTCAGCGGACTGGCAGGGGCCCTGGGCGCCAGCCTGGCCAAGGTCCCGGTGGCCCACGTCGAGGCCGGGCTCCGGACCCACCGCCATGAGCCCTGGCCCGAGGAGCAGATTCGGCGTCAGATCGACGCGTGCAGCCACTGGCACTTCGCGCCGACCACCGAAGCGATGGACAACCTGCTCCTCGAGGAGCTGCAGACCGACGAGCGGACCCACATGGTGGGCAACACGATCGTCGACTCCTTGCGGCACCGCGAGGTGAGCCGGTCGAGACCGGACCCCGAGCACCCCGAGGTCCTCATCACGCTCCACCGCCGAGAGAACTGGCCCCGGATGGGCTGGCTCGCCGCGGCCGTCTGCCGCCTGGCGCTCCGCCACCCCGAGGTCTCGTTCACCTGGCCGGTGCACCCCAACCCTCGGGTCTCGCGGCCGATCGTCCTGGCCGTGGCCCGCAGCGCGAACGTCGAGATCCTGCCGGCCCTGGACTACGCCACGTTCACCCAGCGGCTCGCCGAGTCGTCGATGGTGATCACCGACTCCGGGGGCGTCCAGGAAGAGGCCGCCACCCTCGGCGTGCCGGCACTGATCGTCCGCGAAACGACGGAGCGGCCCGAGTCGGTCGAGGCCGGCGTGGCCCGCCTGGTCGGCGCCGACTTCCTCCGCACGGCCGACGAGCTGCTCAGCGACCCGATCGAGCTCGACGCGATGTCGCGAGCCGTCCCCTGCTTCGGCGACGGCCTGGCCGGCGCGCGGATCGCCGACTACCTGGTCTTCGGAAAGACCGAGATCGCCGAGTTCCGGCCGGAGGTCCTATGCGGTTTGTGAGCCAGCAGGACATGACCGCCCTCGGCGACCCGCGCTACCGGGACCGGTGGGGCTACTTCCGCGAGGCGATCCACCTGGCCAAGTCGATCCCCACCGAGCTCCACCCGAGCGACGTCCTGGAGATCGGCCCGTACAAGCTCCCGCTGGTCCCGGGCTGCCACACCATGGACAACCGCGACCACCGCCTCCAGCGGACCTACGCCCACGACGCCACGCATACGCCCTGGCCGATCCGGACGGGCCAGTACAAGCTCGTGGTGGCCCTGCAGGTCTTCGAGCACCTCGCGGGCCGCCAGCACGCCGCGTGGCAGGAGGTGGTCCGCGTGGCCCGCTGGGCGATCGTCTCCGTCCCCTACGAGTGGCCCGACACGGTCCGGCGCACGGATCACGTCGGCATCACGAGCGAGACCCTGGCCGAGTGGTTCGGCCGGCAGCCCGTCGACTCCGTCGAGGTCCCCAGCACGACCGCGCCGGCCTACTCCCGACTCGTCTGCCTCTACGACCTGGGAGGCGACTGATGCTGATTTCCGAGGTCCACAAGCTGGCGATCTTCCGCATGCCCAAGGTGTGCAGCTACTCGATCTCCGGGGCCCTTTTCCACCAGGGATTCCGGCAGCACCCGGCCGCCAACCCGAAACTCTGGGGCGAGGCCAAGCTCCGGCGGCGCAGCTTCGTCGACCGGATGATCGAGGCCATGCCTGGGCTCGACGACTACCGGAAGGCCTCGTTCACGCGCCATCCCGAGGACCGGCTCCACTCGGCGTGGCGCTACATCCACGTCAAGTGCCCGTCGATCCCCGAGGGCCACCTCGACTTCCCCGAGTTCGCCGCCCTCGTGCTCGAGAACAAGGACCTGCACCTCGGCACCCTCTGGCACGCCGGCCTGAGCCAGGCCCACCTGCTGGGCGACCTGACCCAGATCGACTTCCTGGGAAAGTACGAGTCGATCGACGACGACTGGGCCCGCTTCTGCGAGTGGGCCGATCTCGACCAGGTGCCTTTACCCCATATCCATACCAGCGGCCCGCCGGTGGACTATCGCGAGGCCTACACGCCGGAGCTCCGCGAGCAGGTGCGGGACTATTTTGCGGACGACTACCACGCCTTCCAGTACGAGTGAGGACGACCATGGCTGCTGAAATCGACCTGACCATCCTGCTGTTCGTGGACGCGGAGAAACCCATCACCTGGGACCACCGCTGGTTCGGCGCGGTCCGCGAGCTGAACCCGTCCGTCTGGGACCGGATCAACGTGGTCGTGGTCAGCCAGCGGAAGTCGAGCGACTCGATCCGCCGGATCGCCGCGAAGCAGCCGTTCCGCGTCGAGGTCCACGACGTCGACCACCCGCGCGACTCCAACGACTACCCGATCTGGGACGTGTGCCAGGGCGTCCGCGAGGTCTGGCCGCTCGTCTGCGGCAAGTACGTCAGCTTCAACCACGTCGAGTACATCCACGGCCCCGGCCGGCTGGCCAAGACCTGCGACTGGCTCCGCACGAACCGGCCGCACGTCGCGATGGGCAACCTGCGGCGGATCGTCGCCCACACCTACGACTGGAAGAAGCGGATCCGCGACGTCAAGGACCCGCTCAACACGACCTTCTCCACGCTGATCGACGACTGCTACTGGGCGTTCCTCCAGGACCACTGGGACCTCTTCCCCCAGGTGCCGTGGATCTACTGGCAGCCCGAGCCGTCGGTCGATCAGACCGAGTTCTTGGAGGACGTGTTCTTCGCCGAGAAGGAGTGGTTCGAGACGCTCAAGTTCTTCCAGCACGGCGGGCGCCTGCCATTCCAGGACGTCTACGACCTGATGTACCCCGGGCTGTTGCAGCTCGAGACGCACGGCCTGGCGCCGCCCTGCTATCGCCTCCCCCGCGACGTCCACGAGGCGTGCCACGTCCTCCACGACCGCGCGTGGGGTAGTTACACCCCGTCGATGCGGGCCTGGTTCAAGCGGCACGAAGAGGAGTGGGCCGGGACAGCGCTGGTCTTGTGGGACCTGTGGGACAAGATTCTCCAGCCCGACGGCTGCGGCGACGAGAGCCCCGGGCAGGCGATCGACCGGTTCCGCCGCGGACCTGGCGGGACCGTGACCCGCTGGATGCAGGATTTCACCGCCTACCTGGCGGCCGGCGGCGCGGACCGGCTCCAGGAGTACTACCAGAACCGAGACCTGGCATGACCCGCATCGACACGACCCAGGACGTGGTGCTGACCCGCATCGTCGCGAGGCTGCGGGACCAGCTCGATCTGCCCGATCACAGATGCTTCGAGACGCTGGAGCCGATGACCGACCCGCTCGTGCCCAAGGGGGGCGATTACCTGATCACCGTCTCGCCTGGCGACAGCCGATTCGATGTGGACATGCAGGACGCGGCCGGGGCCAACCAGCTGATGGAGATGGGGTCGGTGACGGTGACCGCCTACGCCAAGATCGCCCTGGACCCGGGCGACCGCGCGACCAAGATCATCCACGAGGTGAACCGGGGCATGGCCCCGATCAAGCTCAGGATCCTCAAGGCCCTGGTGGGCCACGACCTCGAGGACGAGGACGGGAACTACCTGCTCAGGCAGTTGATCTACGCGATGCAAGCGTGGCGGCCGCAGTACAACCTCGACACCAAGATCGCGAGGATCGCGGTCGGGTTTGGTGTGGATTTCGATTGGGATCTCTCATGATCACCTACGCCGGCGAGAAGTTGCTCTTGGAGGACGCGGAGCGCCACTTCGCGACCTGGCTCGAGCGCGCGCTCCCGCTGGCGGATCTGCGGCTCTTTGGCGACCAGCCGGTGGCCCTGACCGAAGGGCGCACCGGCCCGCGGACTGACTCGAGCACGGCCGTCGGGCTGCCCACGGCCAACTGGAGCCACCTCCCCAGCCGGCTCAAGCTCAACACGCTCTGGTGGCCGACAGGGGCCTCACGCTTCGCCCTCGGGCTCTTCCTGGTCGGTGACGCCTCCTTGACCGAGATCCGCTCGGCGCTCAGCTCGACCGGCTCCGCGACCCTGGCGCTCAGCGAGACCGAGGAGGGCGGGCGCGAGATCTCGACGGACATGTTCATGTTGCCGCCTCGCCCGGCGGCCACGGTCTTCGACGAGGACGTCGAGAAGCTCTGGATCCTGCCCCTGGTCGACGATCGCTACCACTGGCAGTTCAAGGACGCCGGCGACTTGGACCACTGCGTGGCCACCTGGGACGCGCTGTTCATCCACCTCGGCCAGCGGATCGGCCAGCAGGTGGGCACCGACCCGATCCCGTCCGCCTACGAGCGGCCCGATCCGGAGGAGTGGACCAGGCCCTACGAGAACGCTGCCGTGCTCCTGGACGCGGCCGCCTGGTGCGTGGGGCAGCGGATCATCCGCCAGCTCGACGGCACGGTCGTGGCCCAAAAGGCCTCGACGTCGAAAGGCACGCTGGCGCAAAACACCCAGGGCGGCGGCCTGGTGGGCGGGCAGCTGATCACGCCCGTGGTCCCATCCGACCGCGACCCGATGAAGACCAACACCCTGGCCGGCACGATCTGGGCCGGGGGGTTGTCGAACGAGTACCCCGCCGAGCCGGCCGCGCAGATCCGCGAGCACCTCCGCCGGCCCGCCGCGGTCCGCGTCGTGTTCCGCCGCGGGCCCTGCTGCGACGACGTCTGGGCCAAGACGATCCTGGCCGGCGAGGTCCTCACGGGCAACGCCGAGGACGTCTCGGACGGGACGACCAAGACCCTCTTCGACACCGCGCGGGCCGTCTCGGCCAACTGCACGGGCGAGCCGACCAACGCCGGCCAGCTCACCACGCTCGCCACGCAGATCGCCCAGGACTACTACGCCTGGCTCGCGCCCGAGACCTACGACATGAGCTGGGCGGGGCTCAAGGAGTGGGAGCCCACCGGCTTCGACGACGCCATCTGGTGGCACTGGGGCGCCCTGCAGGCTCGCGACTCAAAGGACCCGAGCGGCCCCAACTTCGGACCCGAGGGGGGAGCACCCTACGCGGCCTACACCCGGGTGACGAGCCTGCCCGCCAACTTTGGCATCTCCGAGCTCTTGCACGGCATCATCGGCCACACGGCCGAGAGCTGCGACGGCGAGGGGTTTTGGGCCCGCCTCGTGTCGTGGGAGGAGTGCGCCCCGAACCGCTGGCGATACAAGTTCTGCGAGGTCGAGCCGGTCCTGGTCGACTGCTCCGACTCGAGCTCCGCCGACGGCCCGGCCGAGTACTGCTGCAAGCGGGAGTGGAGGAACGTGGCCGGCGGGCGCCGCGGGTTCGCCTTGAACACGGTCGAGGCCCACAACTCGGCCGCCGGCATGCAGGGCAACGGGATCGACGTCGACGAGCGGGTGAAGCCGATCCCTGAGTGCGACCCGTCGTCGAGCTCGAGCGGTTCCGCCGCCAGCGAGGCGGAAGAGGCCCAGTGCGAGTGTGAGTGCAGGCTGCTGCCCGCCGGCGTGGAGTCCGGCTCCTGCGACGTGTCGTGCAGCTCGATCGACGACCAGAGCTGCCGCGGGGCGATCGTGCGGATGTACGCCGACGACAGCGACGACCCCAATGCGTGCCCCGGCGCGAGCAGCTCCAGCTCGTCGAGCGGCGCCGCTGAAGAGGGCGTCGATTACTGGTTCCAGTTCGAGAACCAGTGGGAATACTGCACCAACTGCAACACCGAGGTGCAGGTCGTCTCGGACGTCTACTGCTCGCCCGACGGGAGCGAGATCATCGTCTGCGTCCGCAACCTCACCTTCGACTGCCGCGGACACTTGATCGAGGTGGGGCCCGAGGTGTGCCCGGCGACTTCTTCATCTGGCTCGGAGGGTTCGTCGTGATCCGGACGATCAGCCATGCCAGCATTTCGCCCGGCGGCAAAACCTTCCCGGCCATCTGCTGTTGTGGCGGACAGTACGGGTGCGAGGGGCGGGTGAATTTTCGGATCTATTGGTCTCCTCACTTTCTTTGTGGCAGCAGTAGCAGCAGCAGCAGTGGATGGCAGCCCTGGTGGCTCTGGCCATTCAACTTAGATCCAGAGCAGAACGGGCCGCCCTACGATTACGCGGAAATGGA